GTCGCCAACCTTTATCTCTCCTGGGACTCCCCGAGTCTCGGCGGATTCGGTCGAGCTCGTGCCGCCGCGGCTGGAAACGCGCCGGCCGAGCGATGTCGTCGGGAGCTACGGCGCCGAGGCGGCCGGCTGGATCGGCCGTTACCTGCATGACGAGCTCCGGCCGTGGCAACGCTACGCCCTCGAGCGGATTCTCGAGCACCGTGCCGACGGCTCGCTCCGTTGGCGGCGCATCATCCTCACGGTCTCGCGGCAGTCGGGCAAGAGCATCCTCTCGCGCGGCGTTTGCGGCTGGCGCGTCGGCGCCGCCGACCTCTTCCAAGAGCCGCAAGAGGTTCTGCACGTCGCGAACCTGCGCGCGACCGCGCAGCGGATCTGGACGCCGGCCGCGCGCACGCTCGAGGAGTCGCTCGGCGCCGTCGTGCGCCGCTCGAACGGCCAAGAGGCGATCGAGCTCGAGGATGGTTCGGCGTGGCGGCTCGCCGCCTCGACCCTCGACGGCGGCGTCGGCTCCTCGGTCTCGCTCGCCTTCGTCGACGAAGCGTGGCGCGTCGCGCGCGATGTCGTCGACGGCTCGATCGCGCCGACCATGCTCGAGCGCCGCTCGCCGCAGATGATCCTCGTTTCGACCGCCGGCGACGGCGGCTCGAAGCTCCTGCTCGAGGACAGGGATGACGCGATCGCGCAGCTCGACGACCCCGATGCGGCGCGCATCCTGATCCTCGAATGGTCGGCGCCGCCCGAGGCCTACGTCGACGACCGTGACGCTTGGCGGCTCGCCTCGCCGCACTGGACGCCGGCGCGCCTCGAGGCGCTCGAGCACGCCTACGCGACGAGCTCCGAGGGCGATTGGCGCCGCCAGTACCTCAATCAGTGGGTGCTAGCGGCGCGCTCCTGGATCGCGCCGGCGCAGTGGAACGATGCGACCGAGCTCGAGCTCGCCCTGCCGCGCTCGCCGGCCGGCACGGTCGCGATCAACGACCAAGACGGCCGGCCTGGTTCCTGCGGCTACGTGCTCGCGGTCGCCGACGGCGAGCGCGTGCTCGTTTCCGGCCGCGCGTTCGCCTCCCGGCGCGCGCTCTGGGCCGCGCTCGAGCTCCTGGGCCGTGAGCGCCGCGGCGCCGAGCTCCTCTACCCGGCCTCGTTCGAGCGCCACGTCGCGCGCCTGCCCGGATTCCGCGCCTCCAAGGTCGGCACGCTCGAGCAACGGGCCGGCTACGGCCCGACGCTCGGCGCCGTCATCGACGGGCGCCTCCGCCACGACGGCGATCCCGAGCTCACCCGGCAAATGCTCACGGCGACGCCGGTCACGGTGCCCGATGTCGGAACGTCGCTCTCGGCGCGCCGCTCACCCGGCCCGATCTACCTCGCGCGCGCCGCGGTCTGGGCGGTCGGCGCCGAGCTCCGGCCGGAGCGCCGGCCTCGCGCGCTCGTGATCGCCGGCTAGCGCGCTCGGTCGGCGCGCGCTAGCCGGCATTGTGCGCGCCCATGGCAGACCGACCCGCCGTCGGTGCAATCGGTACGCGCTCCGCGCGCAAATATAGCCAGAGGAGGGATGGAACAAACCCCCCGCGGGAGTGATTCTCGAGGAGTGCGATTCCCGTTCCGCGCCGCCGCCGAGCCGCCCTCGATCCCCGAGCCGGCGCGCGGCCGGCGGATGGCGGCGCGCCTGCCCGTCGTTCGCTCCGGCACGACGCTCGAGGTCGCCGAGCTGACCTGGATCGCCGAGGGCGTGACGCGCGAGCTCGCGCTCTCGATCCCCTCGGTGCTCGCCTGCCGAAACCTGCTCGTCGGCACGGTCGTGCAGCTCCGGCTCTTCCGCTACCGCTCCGGCGAGCGCCTCGAGCCCGGCTACCTGCTCACGAAACCCGACCCCTCGACCACGATCCCGGCGACGCTCGCCGGCACGGTCGACGACCTGATCTTCCGCGGTCGCGCCTACTGGCGCGTGCTCGACCGCGACGCCGAAGGCGTTCCGACGCGCGCGCGCTGGACGCCGGTCGACGACGTGACCCCCGAGACTCGCTCGGCCGGCGGCGCCTACGCGCAGCTCGTCGGCTACCGCGTCGCCGGCGTGGAGGACGTGCTCGAGCCGGCCGACGTGATCCGCTTCGATTCGCCGCTCCCCGCCGTCCTGGACGTGGGCGGTCGCACGCTCGCCGCCGCGATCGAGCTCGAGGATGCGGCGCGTCGGCTCGCCGGGATCGAGATTCCCTCCGGCGTGCTCGAGAACGAGGGCGAGCAGCTCTCGCCGGAGGAGGCGCGCGAGCTCGTCGCCGAGTTCACGGCCTCGCGCCGAGAGTCCGGCGTCGCCTTCCTGCAAGGTCTGAAATACACGCGCGCCGACCTCAACGCCGCCGACCTCCAGCTCGTCGAGGCGCGCGCCCAGGTCGCGACCGATGTCGCGCGGCTCTTCAACGTGCCGGTGGCGATGATCGGCGCGAGCCCGTCGGGCAACGCCTCGGCCCTTCTCTACTCGAATCTCTCGCAGCAGCTCGCGATTCTCGTCGCCTCCGGCGTCGCGCCCTACCTGCGCGTGGTCGAGGAGACGCTCTCGGATGTGATCCCGCGCGGTCAATCGGTCGCCTTCGACGTGCAGACGTTCCTTCGCTCCGACCCGCAGGCCGCCGCGGAATACGCAATCGCGCTCCTGAACGCGCAGGTAATCGACAAGGCCGAGGCGCGCGCGCTGCTCGGCATCCCGTCGTCGTCGACGACCGGCGACCTCACCCCTGGGAGGGTCTGATGCAGCTTCACCGTTTCGAGCTCGACGTGCTCGCCGCCGACACGGCCGAGCGCACGATCGAGGGCGTCGTCATGCCTTACGGCGAGGTCGCGACCGTGCAAGGTCGGCGCTTCCGGTTCCTCGACAAATCGGTCTCGCTCGCGCGCACGCGCACGCCGCTCCTGCTCGACCACGACCGCGCGCGGCCGGTCGGCGTGCTCGTCGGCTTCGAGCCCGACGGCGCCGGCGCCTTCGCGCGGTTCAAGGTCGACGAGACACCGGCCGGCGATGAGGCGCTCGCGACCGCCGCCTCCGGCTCGCGCGGCGCCTTCTCGGTCGGCGCCGAGCTCGTCGAGGTCGACGACCGGCACGACCCGATCGACGTGCGCGCGGCGCGTATCGTCGAGGTCTCGCTGCTCGCCCTCGGCGCCTTCGCCGGCGCGACCGTGGAACGGGTCGCCGCCGAGCTCGACCCGCCCGACGACGACCCGCCCGACGACGACCCGCCCGAGAACCCCGACCAAACGGAGCTCCCCGTCGAGCCCGAGAAGGAGACCGAAATGGAACCCGTCACCGCCACGGCGCCGCCCGTCATCCTGCGCGCGCGCGCCGACGAGCCGGCGCGCGAGGTCGGCGCCGGCGAGCTCGTCTCACTGATCGTGCGCGCCCAGCACGGCGAGCCCGACGCGCGCCGCTACCTCGAGGCCGCGCTCGCCGAAACGATCTCGACCGACGTGTCCGGCCTGCTCCCGCCCACCTACGAGAAGACGGTGCTCGGCGGGAAAGAGGTCGCACGGCCGCTGTACGAGACCTTCAAGTCTCGGCCGCTTCCCGGCGTCGGCCTGCAGGTCAACAAGCCGGTCTGGACGACGCCGCCCGATGGCGCCTGGGCGACCGATGTCAACGCCGACGCGACCACGAACAAGGTCGTGGTCGGCTCGCAGTCGGCCGTGGTCGCTCGCTGGGACTGGGCCGGCGCGATCCCCTGGGTGGTCGTGCAGCGCTCCGATCCCTCGATCGTCGACGAGATCTACGCCGAGGCCGTGCAGGACTTCTACTTCGATGTCGAGGCGAAGGTCTACGGCGAGCTCGGCGCCGCGCCGCTCGGCGTCGCGACCTCGCTCGGCGCCGCGCTCGCCGAGTTCTACACGGCATCCGGCAACAAGCGCGGCGCCGAGGTGATCATCATGGCGCCCGACGTTTGGGGCAAGTTCGCCGACGCGACCGCGCTCTCGGTCGCCGTCGCCGCCGGCGGCGTCAGCTCCTCCGATCTCTCGACCTCGTTCGCCGGCATCCGGGCGATCAGCTCCGGCACGCTCCCGGCCGGCGAGACCATCCTCGCGACCCGGCGCGCCGTCGACGCGCGCGTGACCGAGCCCGTTCGCTTGACCGCGAACGCGATCGGGGCCCTCAACGTCGAGCTCGCCGTCGTCGGCGAGGGGCTGTTCGACACGGACTATCCGGGCGAGCTGCTCCGCTTCGCGGCGATCATCCCGAGCCTCGCGAGCACGGCCGGCCGCTCGAAGTGAGCTCGAGCGCCTGGATCACGCCGGAGGATGTCGCCGCCTACCTCGACCTGCCGAGCGCCGACGACGACAACCTGCTGCTCTCGACCGCCGCCGTCAAAGCGGCGGTCGAGCGCCGCCGTTCCGACCTCTGGACGGGCGACCCGCCGGCGTTCGCTCCCGGCGACGACGTGAAGGCCGGCGCCGTGATCTGGGCCGGTCTCATGTTCCAGACCCGGAACGCGCCCTCCGGCTTTTCCGGCTACGGCGACGATACGTCCATGATCGATTCGCTCGGCGCGCGGCGCGCCGAGGTGATGCGCCTCGTCGGCTGGCGGCGGCCGGTGGCGACGTGACGAGCTCGACGGCGACCTCGGCCGGCGCGCGCGCGATCACCGCCGTGCTCGACCTGCTCGAAGCGGCCGGGATCCCGGCGACCCGCGACGCCGGCGCCTTTTATCCGCAGCCGCTCGGCGTGCTCGTCGGCCTGCCGACGCTGCTGCGGCGTGGCCTCCGCTCCTACACCTTTTCGATTCCGGTCTGGGTGGTTTCCGGCGACCCGCTGAACGCCGAGCTCCCGGTCGACCGCGTCTACGCGCTCGCCGACGACGTGGCGCTCGTGCTCGCGATCGATCAATACCGGCCGAGCTCCTTCGACGGCGGCGTCAACGCCGAGCCGCTCCCCGCGGTCGAGCTCGCCGCGACCGTTTCCGTAACCCTCGACGTTCTAGGAGGTCTCGAATGACTCTTCCCGCCGCCGGCCTCATCGACTCACGTCTAGGCGTCGGCACCCTGACGATCGACACCGTCGATCGCTCCTATCAGATCGCGAACGTTCGCCTCGAGCCCGACATCTCCGAGGAGGACGGGACGCCGACGCTCGCCGTACCCGAGCCGGTGCCGCTCGCCACCATCACCTGGAAACTCTCGGGGACGGCAATTCAGGACTTCGACGCCGGCGTCGATTCGTTCGTCAACTACCTGATGGATCACGCGCTCGAGGAGGTCGCCTTTGACTTCGTGCCCGACACCGCCACGGCCGGACTCTCCTACACCGGCACCGTGCAGCTCCGGCCGGTCACGATCGGCGGCGACGCCGGCGTGCAGATCACGTCCGATTTCGAGCTTCCTGTCGTCGGCGAGCCGGTGCGTGCCGACCCCGCAGCCCAGGCCGCCGGCCGCTCCTCGAAGAAAAGCGACTAGCTGAATGCTCCGTTTCCAGGGCAAGATTCGCTACCGCTCCGGCGAGGAGGTCGACTTCGAGGCCGGCCTCGCGACCACGGCCGCGTGGGAGGAGTACGCGCACCGGAACGGCTACCCGTTCAACGCCGACCAGGCGCCGCGCGTGCTTTACACGCTCGTGCTCGCCCATGCGGCGCTCGGGATCGAGGAGGGTTTCGAGGTCTGGCGGCCCAAGGTCGACGGCTTCGAGCTCGAGGCGATCGAAGTCCCTCCTACCCTGAGCGAAGTTACGGGCGCCTCCGCATGAGCCTCGCCGTCTATCTTCGCTGCTCGCCGGCCGAGGTAGACGCGCTCGACGAGCGCGAGCTCGCGACACTCGTCGAGCTCCTGAGGTCGCCATGATCGCGACGCCGATCGAGGCCGAAGGGCTCGTCGAAACGCTCGCCGCCTTCAAGGCGCTCGACGCCGACCTGCGGCGCGAGGCGAACAGCGAGCTCCGTGTGGCGGCCAAGACCTCGGCGCGCGAGCTCGTCGGCGCGCTCCGTACCGCCGCCGCCGCCGGCCCTCCGGTCGCGGCGCGCGTCGCGCGCACGGCGCGCGTCAAGAACGACCGCATCCCGGCCGTGCAGATCGGCGGCGCGCGCAAGGTCGGAGCGCGCGGCGCGCCGGCCTCGGCGCTCCTCTGGGGCTCCGAGCACGGGCCGGCCGGCGACGTGAACCGCTTCGCCGTCCCGCCCTCGAGCGCCGGCTACTGGATCGCGCCGACGGTCGAGCGCTTCGGCTCCTCGGTCGCGCTCGCGAATTTCAAGCGCGCCCTGCTCGACCTGCTGCTCAAACACAAGCTGCTATGAGCCCCGGCCCCGGCAACATTCTGATCCGGGTCGGCGCCGAGACCGCCGGCGCCGTCCGCGAGCTCGGCAACGTCAATAAGTCGCTCGGCGACACGATGACGACCTCGCAAAAGGCGACCGCCGGGATCAAGAAAGCGGCGCTCCCGGCGGCGGCGGCGCTCGGCGCGATCGGTTTCGCGGCGATGGACGCGACGAAGGCGGCTATGGAGGACGCCGCCGCGCAAGACAAACTCGCGCATCAGCTCGAGCGCACGACCGGCGCGACGAGCTCCCAGGTCAAGGCGGCCGAGGACTACATCTCGAAGATGAGCCTGCAGACCGGCGTCGCCGACGACGACCTGCGGCCGGCGCTCGGCAAGCTCGCGACCGCGACCGGCGATGTGCAATCGGCGCAAGAGGAGCTGACGCTCGCGCTCGACATTTCCGCGCAAACCGGCAAATCGCTGGACACCGTGACGACCGCGCTCGCAAAGGCGCATAGCGGCAACACGGCGGCGCTCGGCAAACTCGTTCCCGGCCTTGACAAGGCGACGCTCGCCACGAAGGACATGCATGCGATCACCGGCGAGCTCTCCGACCTGACGAAAGGCGCCGCGACCGAGGCCGCGAACACGGCGACCGGCAAATACAAGGTATGGCAAGTGCAAATGCAAGAGCTGAAGGAGACCCTCGGCGCCTCGCTGATCCCCGTCGTCGAGCAGCTCGGCTCGATCCTGCAGAAGGTCACCGGGTTTGCCGCCGAGCATACGACCGCGATCAAGGTTATTACCGGCGTCGTCGCCGGCCTCGGCGCCGCGATCCTGATCACGAATGCCGCCCTGAAGGCCTACGAGGCGATACAGATCGTGGTCAAGGCCGCCACGGTCGCCTGGACGGGCGTTCAGTGGCTCCTCAACGCCGCGCTCGACGCGAACCCGATCGGCATCGTCGTGCTCGCGGTCGGCGCGCTCGGCGCCGCGCTCGTGCTCGCCTACAAGAAATCCGAGACCTTTCGCGATATCGTCGACGGCGCGCTCGGCGTCGTCAAGGGGACGGTCGAAGGGCTCGAGAGCGCGTTCAATCAGCTACGCAACGCCGCCTTTCTCGCCTGGGATTGGATCGTCGACCACTGGAAGCTCGCGCTCTTCGCCTTCGGCCCGATCGGCGCCGCGATCTACGAGATCGTCACTCACTTCGACCAGATCAAGGGCGCCGCGCAGGGCGCCTGGAATTGGATTACCGACAATTTCGGCGCCGGGATCGGCAAGGTTTCGGCCGGTGTGATCGCCGGGATCGATGCCGTGACTCGCGCCTTCCGCCGCGTCACCGGCGCGATCGAGGCCGTCGTCGGCGCGATTCAGGGGATCGTCAGCGCGATCGAGGATCTGATCGGGTGGATCGGCAAGATTCACTTTCCGCACGTTCCCGGCTGGGTGCCAGGGTTCGGCGGTCACATGTCGGCGCCGGCGCCGAGCTCGTCGTCCCGCGGAGCGACGACGTTCGCCGCCGCCGGCGCCGGCGGCGTCACCTTCAATATCTATGGCGCCGTCGATCCCGAGGGGACGGCGCGCGCGATCAAGCGCCTGCTCGCCCAACACGAGCGCCGGCTGGGGCTCGCGCCGTGAGCCTCACGCCCTCCCGGCTCACGGTGGCCGGCGCCACGCTCGACCTGCACGAGGTGCTCGCCGACGTGACCGTGCGCCACGGCCGCGCCGATGTGATGGACGATCCGACGCCTTCGACCTGTCAGGTGACGCTCCTCGACGTGGATCACGCCTTCGTCAAGGCCTTCCAGATCCGCCAGCCGCTCGTATTCTCGGCGCGCGACGGCGGCGGCGCCGAGAAACCGCGCTTTACCGGCACGATCACCGACGCCGCGCTCGACGAGAACCGCTTGACCGCGATGGCGGTCGGCCCCCTCGCGACGTTCGACCAGTACCCGATCGGCGCCGCCGATTGGCCGGCCGAAACGTGGTCGGCGCGCGTGACCCGCTGTTTCACCGAGGCCGGCCTCGCCTCGCTGCTCGTCCTGCAGAAGGCGGCGTTCGATCCGCTGCTCGTCGCGCGCACGGCGGCGACCGCCGGCCCGACGACGTTGCGCGACTATCTGGGGTTTCTGGCGCCGATGGTCGGCGCCGCCGTCGTCGACCGGCCCGACGGCAAGGTGCTCGTGCAGGCGATCGGAGCGCGCACGATCGCGAGCTCGACCCGGCTCGACCCGGCGCTCGTCGAATACGTTCCGAATTGGGTGCAGGACTTGCCGCACGGGAACGTCGTCACCGTCCGATACACCGGCGACCAATCGATGTCGGTCACGGTGCAGGCGCCGAGCTCGATCGCCGTCTACGGGCGCCGGCCGATCACGATCGATACGACGTTCGCGAACCTCGGCGACGCGACCGAGCGCGCCAACGAGCGCCTCGCGCGAACCTCCTTCTCGCACTGGAACATGCCCTCGGCGCCCGTGCTCGCCGGCCTCGAGCTCGCGATCGGCACGCCCGTGCAGCTCGACACGTTCCCCGCCTCGGCGCCCTTCGACCCCTGGCAGCCAATCCTCGAGGGTTGGACGGATCACATCGCCGGCGCCGACTGGACGATGGAGCTCGCGCTGTCCGACCCGCTCGCCTCCGGTCTCCTGCTCCCCTGGAACGCTGTCCCGACGGTCGGCTACGCCTGGAACCAGATCAACCAAGCGACCCCCTGGAAAGACGCCCTGACGATTGGAGACCTCGCCTAATGCCGACCACCCTGCACGGCTATCCGTATCCCGATCCGACCGCCCCGGTCTCGGCCGGCGCGAACGACATCAGGGCGCTCGCCGAGGCGGTCGACTCGAAGCTCGGCGCGCCGCCTTCCTGCCGCGTCTGGCGCACGACCGCGTTTTCTGTCCCGAACAGCGCCGCCACGCCGATCCCCTTCGACGGCGAGGTGTGGGACACCGAAGGAATCCACGATCCGGCGGTCAACCCGTCCCGTTTGACCTGCAAAACGGCCGGCACCTATCTGATCGTCGCGAATTGCGGTCTCGCGCTCGCCGCCGGCGGCTCGTTTCGCCAATACCGCCTCATGGTCAACGGCTCGAACATCGCCCTCTTTACCTGCGCGCCCTCGGGCGTCCACAATTGTGACGCGACGCTTACGGCGATGTTCGCGCTCACGGTCGGCCAGTACGTCGAGTTCGCGGTGTTCCACGACGCCGGCGCCGCCCTCCTTACGGCGGTCTCGACGAGTCCGACGTTGACAATCCATCGGCTCGCCGCATGAGCAGCGCGGAAAGCGCGACCACGGCGAACAGACCGACGATCGCGAGGGTGGCAGCCGCGACGAGCGCGGCGAACACGACAAGCAGCCAGACCATCCGCGGGAGTCTAAACGCATGACCGCCACCGATGGTGTCGCCGGCGTGCTCGCCGTCGCGATCGGCGTCGTGATCCGAGCGGTGCTCAAGCTGCGCGACCGCGTCACCCGCCTCGAAGCGCTCGACGAGCGCGACGCCTCGAGCCGGCGTTATCCTAAGGAATGACCG